TCGGGGAACATTGTTATGAGTGCAAGTCCAACATTATCCGGAACAATTACGGGTGGTACCTTTTCGGGAACGCATACCGGTGATGGTTCAGGTTTATCGTCTCTTAACGCGGGTAATATAAGTTCCGGAACACTTAGCAACGATAGATTATCCTCAAAAACCGGGTCGGGGAACATTGTTATGAGTGCAAGTCCGACCTTATCCGGAACAATTACGGGTGGTACCTTTTCGGGAACGCATACCGGTGATGGTTCGGGGTTATCATCTCTTAATGCGGGTAATATAAGTTCTGGAACAGTACCTGTTTCACGAGGTGGTACGGGAACAAATACACTAAACAATCTCATTGCCATGGGCACGCACACGACCGGTGATTACGTATCGACAATAACGGGAGGTGATGGTATACAAAGTACGGGCGGTACGTCGGGCGAAAACGTAGGACACACGTTATCGCTCGATCTCAAATCGAACCACGGATTAGCTATAGATTCTGGCGAACTCAAAGTCGATCTCAAAAGTAGTGGCGGTTTAGCATTTGAAAGTGGAAAACTCGCACTCAAACTAAACGATCAGAGTATTACGGGAGATTTAGGTGCCGGAAAAGGTGGTACCGGAATAACTTCGTATTCGACGGGTGATATACTATACGCATCTGGAGGTACTACGCTTAACAAATTAGTATCGAACGCAACAACAGCCGGTTGGTTTCTTAAATGCGTTTCTGGGGGCGCACCCCAATGGGCGGATGTTTCTCAAGTAGGTTCTGCAAACCCATACGCACACATACCAGGGACTGATTTAACCGGTGGTAATTATACAGGGGCGGGACCAATCACGTGGAACGTTTCTTCCGATGCGTCTGCAAGTAACAATTCAATAGTAAAACGCGACGGTAATGCAAAAATAAGTGCAGCTGGGTTCATAGGGAGCGTTGATGATTTTAATACGGGTACATTAGACTCGGCTCTTCTACCAACCATACCTGTAAGTCTAGGTGGTACGGGTACTTCTACTAAAACTGGTACAGGTAATAACGTTTTATCAAATGCTCCAGCATTTACAGGAACCGTTACTGTCGGGGGGACAGGTGGTAAGTTCTCTGGACCACACACCGGTAATGGTTCGGGATTAACACATTTAAATTTAGGACAGGGTAATAATTACAATCAAGTTGCTGTTGCTCGAGGTGGTACGGGTGCTTCTGCTATAACCGGTACAGGTGATAACGTTTTATCAAATGCTCCAGCATTTACAGGAACCGTTACTGTCGGGGGGACAGGTGGTAAGTTCTCTGGATCACATACCGGTAATGGTTCGGGATTAACACATTTAAATTTAGGAGAAACTAATAATACCGGTCAAGTCGCTGTTGCTCGAGGTGGTACGGGTGCTACTACTACAACGGGTGGTGGTACAAATGCCAAAAATGTTTTATCAATTGATCCAACATTTACGGGAACCGTCACTGCCGCTTCAGGTGGTAAGTTCGCTGGAAGTGGTGCATCATTAACCAATTTACCGACAAACCAATTCGGAACTTCAACAATTGGTGTAGGAAACGGTGGTACGGGTCAGAACAGTTTTAGTGATAAATCCGTATTAATTGGTGGTAGTAACACCCAACTCTCCACAGTAGCACCTCTTAACGGAACTAACCAAGAACAGTACCTTAGATTTTCAACGGACGGTTCAGGTAATCAATCCATAGGTTGGGCGACAGTTTCTTCTTCTGGAGGTGGTGTAACCGCTTCAGTAATAGACAATGATTCAACGTGTCATCCAGCTTTTTTTAAAGATGGCTCTAGTTCAACTTCTGTACACATGAACAATAGTTTTAAATTCAATTCACAAACAAGTTCTTTATACGTCAGTAATATTTTCACAGAAGATACATCAACACACGCACGAAACGGTATATCGAATAATACATCAACACACACACTTTCGGTAGGGACGGTCGTGAGTATCCAAGAAACGTCATCAGGGGATGTTCTTGTAGTAAGAGGTAACGGGTATTTCAATGACGATGTTTACATAGCTAAGAAACTAACCATGCCCGTTGGATCAACATTAACAGCAGATACGATTAAAGTTAGATCTATGAGTGTTAAGGAAACTATGGTCGTTGCAGAAAGACCAGTTTCTACGATTTCACAAGCATAATAAAATATACACATTTATTAAATGGCTAATTTCCCTGATGTCATAGTAGGGGATGTACATTCTACTATAGATGGTCAGTCGGATAATCAATTTTTATGTGATAGTATATCACTAAATTTCGAAGGAGATGTAGTTGCACTAGGTACGAGTAATATCGCAAATGGAAATTATACGTATCAGGGTAAAGTTGAAATATCGATTTGGAACAGTACAACTAAACGCTGGAACTACGGTTCCGGAAATAACAACGCAGTTGCTCAAACATTACTCGGAAACCATACAGGAAATACAACAAATGTAAAGTTTGGAAACGAAGTATCCCTTGACTGGGATGGAAATCGATTAGCTGTAGGTGCTCCAGGTGTAAATAAAGTTATGGTTTTTGATGCAACGGGTGCAGGAACAAATAAGTGGTCATCTTACGTTTCTAACACGCTTACCGTTCCGAGTATTTCATCGTCGGCCGAGTTTGGTTTTTCCGTATCGTTATCCCAAGAAAAAGGTGAAACACTTGCAGTAGGTGCACCTGGTATAGATACAGCTTACATATTCGAATTTAACGCGGCAAATGCACCAAACGAATGGGGTACCGGACCGGTACGAACAATACAGGGTTCAAATGCAGGAACCAGTGGAAATAACACACAACTTAAAAATCTTATACCTTCTTCTATTAATACCGAATTAACCGCATATACGGGGTTTCGATGGTGTCATGGAATACCTAATAGATTTGGACACAAAGTACGATTAACACATTTTGCTGATTACCTAATTATAGGCGCACCCGGTACACGTGAGGCATCTGTAAACTCAAGCAATACGTACGACTCTGAAAATGGAACTACACCTATTTCATATACAAATTCTGTACAATCACAACTCGGACACGCTAGAGTATATACATCTCCACAAGGCCAATCATGGGGTGGTAGTAATGTTTATCAACACGGTCAAACATTACAGGGAGGAGTAGCGAATCAATTATCAGTAAACTCAAATAATACAATGCAACCAGAATTTGGAACGTCGTGTGATGTTTCGTGGGACGGTAAAAAAGTGGTTGTTGGTTCACCATATTTTCCGTCCATGGGTCAAATTAAAACGTACTTATACAACGATGATACAAATCAATACGAAAAGACACCGACATCCATAGAAGGTAATATAGGTCTTGATAAAATGGGTATGAATCTAAGACTCGATTACGCGGGTGAAAGAATGGTTTCAGGTAGGGTTGCTAAACCAAATCAAGAAAGTGAATATTATTCTGGCGGTTCTATGTCTATATTTGATTTTGCTAAAGATAGATGGTACGAATTATCATTACCCCTTAGATTAGAACCAGCTTGGGGAACACAGTCAGATCAAATGAAAAATCCATGCGACATAACGAGTGGTAAACTAGCTTGTATGGGTAACCCAAGTTGGCCAAGGCAACACGCTGTACCTGGAACTTGCAAGGGTCAGGTAAGATTTTACGAATTTGCAATCACACAATCTATACACGGTAACCAAAACATAGGTGGCCATTTAAAAGCAGAACAAATATTTATAGGATCAAACGATAACACTTCTAACGTGAATCAAAGTAAACGATTATCGTTCGGGGGTACGTACCTGGATAATGCGTATAATCAAACGTTTATAGAAAACCGTCTCATAAATTCATCTGGTCAGTCCGAACTTTTACTTTTTAAGAAAAACGATCTTACAGAAAACCAAGCACACGAACATGACTGTATACGAATAAAAGCAGCTGAAATTAGATTCGATTTTCACGACGGGTATCATGGTGGACACGACGAACCGGATTCAATGCGTACTCGATTATTCATGAACAAGGCTGGACAAGTTGCAGTAGGCAACGCTTATTGGAACGGTTCATTTCAAACCATCGGCGGCGTTTGTCTAGATGTAAATGATTCATCATACTTTCGCAATCTTGTCAATATCGCAAATGAAACAAATAGACCAATGAATACAACTGTTAATATAGATACGAACAACGATCGTTTGTTTAAAGGTTTAGGAACGGATTCTGAGCTTATAGGATCCACCGCAGAAACTCAATTATATAGGACAAATATACCAAATGGTACATGGGATCCTGAGTATAAAGCATTTTATCTAGATGATACCGGTTCGGCATCTTTCTGTATAAACAACGACCCAGGTAATTGGCATAACTCGTATTGTCAGTGTAGTGTTTGGATAAGACTCAACGATACACAAGCTAACTGCGCAGGTCAACTCGCGTGGTTCTTATACAATTTAGCGACAGGTGGTGGACATAATGGTTGTCGATGCAATTTAACAGCAACAGGTCTAGAATTTCGATACGAAGAAAACACAACTTCAAATAATCTAGTCGCTAATTATACATTCAATCAGAATCAATGGTATCATATAGGTATTCAAATGCCCGCCGAAGGAAATTATCCACAAAACGGGAATACCCTTTTATATATAAACGGAGCTGCACAATCCCTTACCTGGCCCGGAACGTATATATACGCCGGTTCGCATAATGGGTATTGGGACGATATAGGGTTCGGTATTGGTGCATATCCTTGGTACGATGATGTACATCCTACAGTTGAAATGACACAGAATTCGATGAATAATTATGTTGCCTCGGCAAGTCAACAAAACAATCTCGCATACAATGCTTTTACTCTAGAGTATAAAGAATCGGGAAATTCAACTTGGAGTACAAATAATAGTACGAGTTATACTCCTGATCTTAACAGCATGACATCCCCCGCAAACAGTAACGCTCCTACTACATCGTATAGTGGTGGTACTGCAAGAGGTGAATGGATACAATTGCAACTACCACAAGCTGAAACCTTTGTAGGTGTTCAATTCGGATGTGCTCGTAAAAAATCATGGGTTCCTGACATATATCTTAATGGTATGCCGGCGAGTGGTAAAATTTTAGGTAGTACTAATGGTTCTTCTTGGAATCTCGTTAATGAATTTACTGGTCTAACTAGGACCGGTTACGTTAACCGCGATTTTCAAAATACCAAATTTGGTTCTACATCCGCTTCATATCAGTACTGGCGTGTAGTAATAACCGAATTATGCGACATTGTAACAAACGTTGTAATAGCCCAAATAGGTTTCATAAAAAGTTTTACTAGTATGGGTGTTAAAAAAATGTGGGTAGCTCGTTTTGGTATTGGTGAAGGCGGTTATGGTCCTGGAAAAGAAAAGATCTTACCTAACGAAATGTTAACCGTTGGTGGAACAGCTAATATAGCTAAAGGGTTAACTATAAACACGTTTACTGCATCAAATTACGAATTAGATGTTAATGGGGATATAAACCTTACCGGAAATTTAAGAAGAAATGGTGTTATCCAAGCACTTGGTGCTTCGAGTGGCGAGACTTTCATAAATGGACTTCTATCAAACGCCGGGACACATCCATCGAGCGCAATGTCCGGAAATAGTTCGGGTGGATACGTAGCATCTGCAAGTTCTGAAAGTCCGTCCGATTGGAAAGCGTGGAAAGCGTTTAATCAAGTAATAGGGGGTGAAGGTTGGCATTCGAGTGATGCTTATAGTTCAAGTAATGGTTTTTATTCAGGTAGTACATCAACAACCTATGATACAAGTTCATCAGTCAGTGGTGAATGGATACAATTACAATTATCGTCGGGTATATCCATAAATGAAATAGAAATTGCACCACGAACAAATTTTTTAAATAGATGCGCTGGAGGCGGTAGAATTTTAGGTAGTAATGATGGTTCGACATGGTCGAGTATAGCTACATTTTCCGGTAAAACGTACACTAACGGAACTTATACAAATATTACATTCACAACATCTCCAATGTATACATATTTCAGGGTAGTTATTACAAATTTATCAGGTACTGGTGCTCAACCCGTGAATATTAGTGAAATGCGATTTACTTCAGTTGATGTACCGGATACTACTAACATATATTACCCAAGTTCGGGAACAACCAATAAGGTCGGTATTAATAATACATCACCAACAAGGTATTTGGATGTAGCTGGAACACTCGACGGCACACATGGCGGTCTACTGCTTCGAAATGGAGATGACAATGCTGCTTCGTATAATGCACCACAAATAGCGTTTGGTTTTAACGGATCAAACACGTATCAACATTTCATGCGAACGAGACACAATTCTTCTGCTGGCAATAACTCGATTGATTTTTTTGTATGTGATGGTACAGGAAATAACTCACTCACGTCGGGCACTACACACAACCTTACGCTAGAATCCGGGAAAGTCGGGATGAACGGAATCACTGAACCAACGGCACCTTTACATATAAATGCGAGTAGTACAGGATCAGGTCCAAATGGTAGTGGTATTTTCCTTCGCCAATCTAATCCTAATAAAAATGCAGTAATAGCCGCACGTGTAAATGGTAGTGGTAATGGAAACCCATATGTTTCGTGGGATATAGAAGGAGTAGCTGGTTGGTCCGCGGGTATAGATAATAATAATGGTGATTGTTGGGACCTATGTGAAAATTGGGATTTAAACTCGTCTTCGGGTAACGTTGTAGCACAAGCCATTCGCGGTTCTGGGAGAACTAAATTTATAGTATACGAACATTCAGGAAGTACAACAGCTGCTTCGAATTGGCCATCTTGGGGTGGTGGATTTTCTACTTGGGATATTTTGTGTATGAGTATATCTTATTCGGGGTTAAGTCAAAGATCCGATAGAAATCTAAAGGATAACATCGTAGATATACCCGTTGGTTTGAGTCAAATTCTTCAATTACGACCTGTTAGATATACATGGAAAGATGTACCCGATGGTGGTCCGCATTATGGTTTAATTGCACAGGAAGCCGAATCTATAATTCCAGAACTCGTCAGACATGACGGAGACAATAACACGTATCGCATTAAACAGGAAATTGTACCTATACTCATAAAAGCAACGCAAGAACTTAACACTAAAGTAACAACACTCGAAACCGATAACGCGTCGTTAAAAACACAGGTTGCAACCTTAGAAACACAAGTCGCCGATTTAATCTCGCGCGTAACGGCTTTGGAAAACGCATAATAATTTAAAAAAAAACAAAATCACATTTACCATGCTGGAACAAACAGGATGGTAGATGGTTTACTTCACTTTTTGGATGGAAGTGAATCCATGATCGCGAGTGCTATAACACCCGCGATAAAAAACATGACAACGTAATTACACTCGGTATCGTCTTCGCCTAGGAAGGAGGATCGTTGTCTACGACGCACTACCCGAGGTGGCGGAGGGGCCGATACCTCCTGACGCCAAGAAGGTCTCTCAATAGGTTCCTCATCTAAAGGACAATACCCTATCATTTATACTATGATCACAAATTAATTTCGACCGATTTTTTCTTCTTACCACCACCTCGTTTTGATTTGGTCTGGGTAACTTTGACTTCTCTAACTTCACTATCATCACCATTTTCGTTTCCTTTATTGGTATCGGCTGGTGGTTCGGCTATGTCCGAAATATCGTCTTCTATATCAATTTCGTCATTCATTGGATTATCAATTGGAGGTATACTCGTCGTACTCATGGAAGGTTGAGGAGGCATCATAATATTACCCATGAGACTCGAAATGTCTATACCTGGACCCTGCATTTCGTGTCTCCCATTAGCATCCGTGGATGGTCCCGCCGCCTGTTGTTGCGACTTTGGAACGGTATTCTGTACTGCAGAAACCATGTTCTGAACGAGTCCTGGGTTCTGTTTGATAACATCGTTCATGTTAGGCATGACCGATTTAAACATACTATTCGTCAAGTGGAACATCATCGCAGATCCACCAAGCATCATTATGAGTTTGACTTCTGGTGCAACGTGCATTTTCGTTCTGTACTTTACGTATAACTCTTCGAATACCTCGTCGTAATCGTCAACGTTTTCCATGACGTTCTCAGACCATCCATCGAGCTGAATTTCAAACGGGTTATACTTTTTATTCAAAAATTCAAGACCTGTTGTACACGCCACGAGCATACGTCTCGAAAATTTAATCGATTTATCAACATCTATGCTATACGTAATTCGCTTAACTTCGTTTCTAAGTTCGTCTATTGGAGAATATACATTCAAACGTTTATTCACGGTGAACCCTTTTTTTTCTAATCGGCCAAGTTTATTTACAAGATCCGCCTTCTCCTCGTCTATTGTTTTATACCCGGGTGATGGTTTCTCTTCCTCGTATCCACCACCACCGTATTCATACGTTGGTTCAGGTTCACCCATATCATCGTACTCTCCGTAATCAACGGGTTCTTCTGGTGGTGGAGCAGAAGGTCTGGTCTGTTTATCCGGGTTCGCAAAAGAATCTATGTCTTCCTGGAAAGTTTGTGTCTCTGGGGGTGTAAACTGTGTAGTCATACGCTTAGGCATTTGCTTTTTTACAGGCTGAGGTCTAGGAACTGTAATTTCAATCTCATCCATCAAAGCTTGTTCGTTATCGTCAAGTTTCATGACATTCGTGTCATTCCTATTCAGTATGATCTCACCGTCCATATTAATCTTTATATTGAAACTATTATAATTTCTTTAACGCACTTAATAAAAAAAATATTGGATCAATACAAATGATTAAACTCAACTCCACTAACAAAAATACCCTCAAGGCGATCGTGATCGTCTTTGCAATTTTATGCGCCCTCGCTGCCTTGCGAACCAGCAAGTACCAGACCGTCGATATCGAAACCTCGAATGAAGGGTCGCTCTTCGATCTCGAATCCAAGGAAGAGTGTCTCAAAGATTCGTATTATTCGGATAGTAGAGGCGGTGTTTGTGGTGGTCAAAAGTTGGTTGTCGCGCAAGCGGGATACAAGATGAAGTAAAATCTCCAGTATATATAAATGGCGCTAGTGACTAGCCAGTCAACTTTACCAGATTTCGAACACGAATATCATACAGTTATTATCGATAACTTAGATCACGGTTCAGAGAATACAGATTTTACATGTTTTTTACCAACACCACTCGAAAATGTCGTTCAAGCACAATTAGTTGCCGCGAGTATTAACACAACAGGTGATGCTCAGAGATGTATACATATTGGTATAGAACAACTCAAAAGTAATTTTTCCCAACGTGGGAAAAAGGATCTCGAAGATTCAGATGATAACCATATTAATGGTATTTTTGGTACGATTATTTGTGAGCATTTATTGCACGCCGGTAGTGGTGCTCAAAAAGCTGTGTTTTTCAAAAACGAGTATCCAATAATACAACAATATTATAGCCCAATCCGAAAACTCGATAGATTAACTTTCGATTTGGATAAACAGGACGGTGGAGCAGCCGCATGTGGGGATGTCGTTTTCGTTTTTAGATTCGTTTGCAAAAAAAGAAATTTGCCCTTCAAATAATTTCAGGGCGCCACGCACGTATAATTTAAACCTCTTATTAATATAAATGTCTTCTGGTGTTGTTCAACTTATTGCCATTGGTGCTCAAGACGAACACATAATGGGCGAACCAGAAATTTCATTCTTTAGCTCCACATTTAAGCGTCACTCTAATTTTTCACAATCCGTCGAAAAGCAAACGATACAGGGAGCTGTGAAAAATAACGCTATGTCATCTATTAAATTTGAACGATCCGGTGATCTGCTAGGGTACACGTATCTTGCTATAGATAATAACGTAAAAGCACTCGATGTTAACAGGTGGGATAATCTCATAGATAAGGTCGAACTACTCATAGGAGGCCAGGTCATAGATACACAAGACTCGGCTTTTACCGAAAAAATAGCCATAGATACGTTCGCAACAAACATGTCTAAAAGCGCCATGGGTACACACCCAGGTATCAGCTCTAATTCATATTTTTACCCGTTCAGGTTCTTTTTCTGTGAAGGTGCCCAATGTGCTTTACCAATTGTTTCGTTACGGTACCACGACGTTGAACTCCGCATTTATTGGGGTTCACAAGCGAGTAATTATAACTTTGAGTGTTATTCGAACTATTATTACTTGGATAACGAAGAACGCGGAAACCTCGTTTCCCGAAACCATAATTTACTCATTACACAAGTTCAAAAAAGTATACCATCAAATGAACTCATACAAGAACTTACGTTTAACCACCCCGTTAAGTATCTCGCGTGTTCGGATACAACAACAGAAGGTGCGTTAACGTCCGCAACAAATAAAGTAAAAATCGAAATTAACGGTCTCGATTTGTGTAATTTTAAATTCGGAAAACCACACTTTATGGAAATACCCAATTATTACCATACGACGTTCGTCACGTCCCCCGATTTCTTTTTATACTGCTTTTGCCTCTCGACGAGCTCACTCCAGCCGACAGGAACGCTCAATTTTAGTCGATTAGATTCTGCTAAGATAATCAGTCAAACCATGAACATAAATGACCCAATATACGCGGTTAATTATAACATTCTTAGAATTGAAAATGGTATGGCCGGTTTAACCTACGCAAATTAAAATACATACTTATATTAATATGGTTAAAAACTTACCTACCATCGAGCGGTCTACCAAAATCCGGTTTGGTAAACACGCTAATGATGATCAGGCCGAAAACACGATCGTGTTCAACGCCTCCGAGAGTTCGATTACCGCCTCACAATCTGGTTCCATGTACATGACACCACTTAGAACCGCAGAAATTTCAGGGTCTACCTTTTTAGGGTACGTTCCAGGTACAAAGGAAGTTGTGAATACGGGTGTATTAACATCACTTTTAGGTGGTGTGACTTTGGAATCTGCCGCAGATCAGGGTAATACAGTATCAAACGTCGTTCAATTTACAAACGAAACAACCGGTTTCGTAACATCCTCTAATGTTGGTATATCAAATACTGCACCCACACACGCCTTATCGGTAAAAGACAAAGTTTTTATAGGTGGTCCTGTAGGTGATCCAGATGATCTTCGTGTAGAAGGTAATACAAAAACCAATAAATTACAAACGGGTACAGAAGTTACCATCGATAAAAATGCCACGAACAAAATCCAAGTTTCTGGTATTGTTAAAACAGATAAACTTCACGCAGATTTTATAGGTATTTCAAATATAGCACCTACAAACTTAATAAGTATTGGTGCCGATGGTCAAACCACGCTTAATATTCCATCAGATACCGCATATGCACTTAGTACGACCGGGAACGTTAACGCACAAAATTATAGAGGTGATGGTGGTCTCTTATCAAACATATCGCTACAAACGGTTTCGGATAAGAGTAACATAACGTCAAATACCATTATTTTATCGAACTCGGATGTTGGCGTAGAAGCACTGGGTTCGATAGTAGCAGAGGGTGGGTTTTTTGGTCGGATTAAGGGTTCAAATGCAATAGTCGCAAGTACAGTTACGGCAACTTCATTTTCTGGAAGCGGTGCAAATATAACACAGATCAATCCAACTAATATTAATGGTTCTATTGGTGTTGGTGCTGGCGGTACAGGTTTGACTTCATTTAGCGAAGGTGATATAATATACGCAAATAGTACATCTTCGCTCGCTGCAGTAGGTACAGGTTCAGCAACTGCGGGACAGTTTCTTAAATTGAATTCGACTAAAACGGCACCCGAATGGTCCGATGTTCCACTCACGTTAGACGAGGTACTCGCATCACAAACTGGTGTATCTAACGTTTCCGACGAAGTCATAACATTATCCAGAGGGTCGGGTGTAGCCATGGAAATAGAAACAGCTCAATTAGCATTAAACGGGTCTGGAACCGTATTAAATGCACCAAATGGTAATATAACTGCAGGTTCGTTTGCAGGTGACGGGTCAGCTATAACACACTTAGATTTGGGTGATGCTAATAATACCGGTCAAGTTGCTGTTGTTCGAGGTGGTACGGGTGCTACTACTACAACCGGTACCGGTGATAACGTATTATCAGGTTCTCCAACTATCGACGATCCAACTATTACAAACGGTGTAGTAATATCTTCGGGAGGTCTTAAACAGGATTCTCTATCTTTGTTAAATACACCATACGTGAACAGTTCCGGGGTATTAGACAATAGTGCAACATCGTTTAACCCATCTAGCATGGTCACGTCTATTAGTTCAAACGTAGCCATATCCGGAAACTTAAACGTAGCCGGTAATATTACGGCACAACACACGACGGATCACTTCATAACTGATAATATATTTGCGGTCGCACACAACAACACCATAGATGCTAAAGATATGGGTCAACACATGACGAGACCAGCCGCAAACGTATTTGCAGGTTTTTTGGGATATACCATGGCTAATGAATATACAATCGCTTACACGGATAGTAAATCCGAAAGTCAAACTATCGTACCAACTCTTACTACACCGGACGGGTATATTACCGCAAACGTTTGGGGTAACGTATTAGCGGGTAATGTGACAACTACTGGTACAGTGGATGCTTCATTACTAAAAGGGTCCGGTGCTAATATAACAAATATCAACCCTGCTAATTTTAGTACTGTCGTAGAAACTGATAAAGGTGGTACGGGTGTAAACTCACTATCCTCGGGTGAATTTTTATATGGTTCAGGAACTGGTACAATGTCAAAATTATCAACAACGGGTGGTAGCGGTAAATTTTTGAAACTTACCGGAACAACACCATCGTGGGCCGCCGTTTCTTCAGATTTACAAACTATTACAGATGGGGGTGTAACAACAACCCACACGATCGCGTTTAATAACTCGACAACGGGTTTAACATCCGCGGGTGATATCGACATCGCCGCTACAAAACAAATCGATTACGCGGGTGATGTTTTACTTAAATCGTCGGCAGGTGCAATAGCATCTTTGAAAATCGATAACGCTATAAAACTCGACCCGGCGCATGCATCACCTACAAATAACGTTTTATCGTTTAACACGTCCACGGGTGAGATTTACGATTCGGGGGGACAGGGTGGTTCGACACTCGATAATGTTCACGAGTACAAGGCAAATGTTTCTATAGGCCCATCAGTCGCATCCGCTAATCTTACAGTTAACGTATTCGAATCGAATGTACTCACGGTTTCGGGGAATGTATCAGCGGATAACATTACAATAGGTACTTTACACATCGCTGCATCACCGTTTAGTTTGGACGATGTTGCCGAAGCACATGCAACCGCAAACGTAACATCCAATGTTCTTCAATTTACGGGTCCACCAAACACAGTTTTACACGATAATACATTTGTTACGACGAAAAGTATTAAAATCGGTTCAAACGTTAACGCTACAGGAAACCTCGTATCTCAAAATATACAACTCACGAATCCAGATATAACTGCAACAATGTCCAGTACAGATACCATAACCATAGATGCTAAAAATAAAAGCTACGGAACAGCACCTCTTGTTGTTTTAGGAGGCGATCTAACTAGTCTCGTATATTCAAATCTTATAAATGGCGCGCAAATAGTTGTACCATTAATAGCAAACGGTGCAAATAGAAATATATCAAAAACATTATCGAATGTTAACTGGTATGTCCAGACAGCAGATGTTTCTATAACACAAAATGATCAAGCACTCATGACCGTATCAAATGTTGCAGGGAATGTATACATGAATGCAATAACATTTACTTCAGGATCGTGATTTTTTTTAATTTTTACTCTTTCATATTATACATAGGCTTAAAAATAAAAAACCTTAGTATAATATAAAATATGTCTGGAGGTATAGCCCAACTCGTCGCAATCGGTGCCCAAGATGCGCACCTTGTCGGTCAACCCGAAGTTTCCTTTTTTAGATCCAACTACAAACGTCACACAAATTTCGCCCAAACTGTCGAAAGACAGGTTATCCAGGGCAACCCAGTCGCTAACGGTATGTCGACCGTTAGATTCGAGCGTAAAGGTGATATGCTCGGTTATGTCTACATCTCGAACAGAGGTGCGGATATTGCCAATTGGACTAACAAAGTCGCCAAAGTTGAACTTTTGATTGGTGGTCAAGTCATTGATGACCAAACTGACGAGTTTATTAGAACGCTCGCACCAGTTACCACGAGTCAAACGTTCTCCAAGTATAAGTTTAACAACCAATACTTCTACCCACTTAAATTTTCGTTCTGCGAAAACGCTCAGTCCGCGATCCCATTGGTCGCTCTTCAATACCACGATGTTGAATTGAGAATCACGTGGGGTTCGTCGGCTACAGCTGACGCGGAAGTGTATGCCCAATTCATCCACCTCGATACGGATGAACGAACGGTCTTGTCTTCCACCCCACAAAACATGCTTATTACACAAACGCAAAAATCCATCA